ACAAAAAACTATCTATGAAATAATTTTACAGTCAACAGAAACTCAAGTCATTAAAACATTACGAGCAGGAGAAATCCATGGCAGCTAAAAAGAAACGCAAAAAACGCAAAACAAACACACTAAAAACCTGGTATGATAAAGTAACCGGCGGTAAAAAAATAAAACTAAATGACAAAGGCGCATTAAGCTCAGTAGTCCAACGCCAAAAACAATATGACAAAATAATAAAAGCATTAGAAAAAAATAAATAAAAGGTAATACTATGCCAGGCGGGCGACCTACAAAATACAATAAAGAACTACTCGAGAAAGCAAGAGAGTATGTCATTAACTTTAAAGACCACGGACACGCAATCCCTTCTATATCAGGGCTTTCGCTACTTTTAGATGTGTCAAGAGAAACTTTACACAAATGGGCAAGGCAAGAATTAAAAAAAGAGTTTACTGACATATTAGCAAAAATAAAAGAAACACAGCACCAAGTTTTGGTTAATAACGGGCTTCTTGGCGAATTCAATTCAAATATCACAAAGCTCGTATTAGGCAAACACGGATACCATGATAAACAAGATACCACAGTCTCAGGAGACGAGGCAAACCCTGTTAAAATCAAAATTGAGGTTGTTAATGCAGACAGTTAAGATATCAAAAAAGCTTGAGCCATTACTTACCAAACACAAGCGCTTTAAGGTTGCTGTGGGTGGGAGAGGTTCAGGAAAGTCTACAACAATAGCAGATATCTTACTGATCAAGGCAATGACAGAGCGAGCGAGGATCGGTTGTTTTCGAGAGTATCAAAATTCGATAGAGGATTCAGTCCATAGCTTGCTTAAAGATGAGATCACAAGACTTGAGATGCCGGGCTTTGATGTTAAACAAAAGGAGATAGCTCACCGAGACGGTGGGTTCTTTAAATTTAAAGGCTTAGCAAGATCAATAGACACAGTTAAATCAATGTCAGGGTTTAAGTATTTCCACGTTGAGGAGGCACAGTTCTTGTCAGACGCGAGTTCGAAGATACTTACTCCTACACTGAGAGAGGACAACAGCGAGTTTTTCTTTTCCGCTAACCCTATGAGCCAGGCTGATCCTTTCAGTCAACGCTTTATAGTTCCTTTTGAGTCGGAGCTTAAAAAAAATGGGTACTACGAGGACGATTTACACTTAATAGTTTTTGTTAATTACTATGACAACCCTTGGTTCCCGGACGTTCTGAACCAAGACAGAATACACGATTATAACACCTTAGACAGGGCAATGTACGACCATATATGGGAAGGCGCATACAATGACAGCGTGGAGAACAGTATCATCAAAGCAGAGTGGTTTGATGCTTGTATTGACGCGCATATTAAATTAGGCTTTAAACCTCAAGGGCAGATGGTACTTGCTTATGATCCTTCCGATGAGGGAGAGGACACAAAGGCAATAGCAACCCGGCATGGTTCAGTAATAACAGACATACAAGAAATGAGGATAGGAGACGTTGCTGAGGGTACAGCTTGGGCAGTCAATCAAGCATTAGCACAAAGAGCAGACTTGTTTGTTTGGGACGCAGACGGCATGGGAGCTGGGCTTAAATATCAGATCACTGAGGCAACAAAGGGCAAACCGATTATGACTCAGGGGTTTAGGGGTGGTGTTGGAGCTGACAGACCTGATGATGTGTATAGCGAGACTGGTGAGAAACAGGACGCTACAAAGGATTTTACAAATCGAGAGACATTTAAAAACAAACGAGCGCAGTATTACACGCTGCTTAAAGATAAGATGTATAAATAGAAAAAGGGCAATACAAAGACCCTGACGAGCTTATAAGCTTTAGCTCTAAGATAGACATACTTCCTCAAGTAAGATCAGAGGTTTGCAGGATACCGCGTAAGTTTCACAACTTGGGTATGATACAGATAATGAGTAAGCCTGACATGAAAAGGCTGTTGAAAATACAATCTCCTAACCTTGCTGACGCAGTAATGATGTCACAGGTATCAGAGGAGTTGCGCAAATTGAGGAAACCAACACTAAGACGTACAAGGGTAAATTATGATGCTTATGCAGCTTAGAGCCAAAAAGGTAAGTTGTTGTAATTATAGATGCTTTGGCGCATATTTGTACCGTAGGGAGACTTTAAAATATGCAGCATAAAACCATAACAGATTTACCACGAGATACAGCGCTTTATATCTTAGACAGGCTAAAAGAAATGCCAGCAACAGACAGCACAGGAGCTGATAAGATATTCCATGGGTTGTATTTTGGTGGTTTAATGGTGTGTATAGAGGAAGATCATTTTTGTGTGTATAAAATCAATGATGACAGTTGTCATATATATGCTGTGTATACGCCTAAAAAACTATCAGCGTACATAGACACCTTTTTTGCTTATCTAAAAAGGCGTGGAGTCACAAAGATAACAGCTTTAAGTGCATTACCAGAAGATAAATTTATTAAATCAACAGGAATGAGTAAGGTGTACTCAGCCTACGAGAGGGTGATATGATAATAGGACAAGACGTAAGACGGATAAGGTTTGTTTGTTTTGGTGGTGGTGAAAGTGAGGGGGTAGGCGATCAAAGTGTAGGTTCACTGACAGACCAAGAAAAAGAAACTTTTGGTAGGCAGGCAGCAGGTAACCGAGCGGCTAAGGAAGGGATTGGGTACGCTGGGGTTATTGGTGGTGGTGGTATGAAGGGCACAAGTGGGGCTGATGCGGCAGCAGGGGCAGCTGGCGTTGTCGGGTCAGAGATATCAAACGCAGAGGAGAAGGCATCAACTTACGCGCAAACAAAGAGCGTGCTTTCAAAACTGTCAAACTTACATACTGTTTTTAGTGTTGTTGACGCGCTGACTCCAGAGGAGATGAGCGCGAGGACAGCGTTTGGGTTGAATGCCTCCCCGACAGGAGCAGGGTTTGTAGGTGAGATGGGGCATAGCAACGAAATGCAACCCGTGGCAAAACCAGTCTCTGCCAGGCAAGGCATAGCAGTCAACACAGCTCCTGTAAGCCAAAAAGAGTTACAAACCAAACAAAACGAAGCTCAGGCAAATCCGGAAGAGGCGGCGGCTATGGCAGAGCAGGAAGAGAAAAAGAAAGCAAGGCAGAGAGTAGGGTTGTTGCAAATGCGAGCTGTTGATCCGTTATTTATTGAAGGGTTACCAGACATTTTTAGGAGTCGAGCAGTATGAATCTAACACCATCCGAATATAAAGCAGTCCTTGATAAGCTTGCAGCTGAGCGGCATAATTGGGAAACGTCCTGGCAAGATATTTGTGACTACTTCTTACCTAACAGGCTATCGATTATTGGTGATACTATCTCAGGTAGCAACGATCAGGGCAGAAAGATTTACAACTCAACTCCTGTGCGGTCTGCTGTTAAGTTTGCAGCTAATCTCCACAGTACATTAACAAACGTTAATACATTGTGGGGTGTGTACGAGATGGTGGACGACGAGTTGAACAAGATCAAAGAGGTCAACGAATGGCTGGAAGAAGTCTCAAAAACCATGAAAAAGCTATATAATACTTCTAATTTCCACAATGAGATGCACACTTGGTACTTAGATACAGGGACTATTTGTACGTCAGTTATGTATATTGAAGAGGATTTAGACCAGACAACAGACTCTTTGTTTAATTTCAGTACAAGACCGATTAAAGAAATCTATATATCTGAAAACGAGATGGGCAGGGTTGATACTGTTTACCGCAAAATCAAAATGACAGCAAGACAGATACAGGGCAGATTCCCTGATGCTGTACCTGATGAGGTCAAGACAGCTATTGAAGAGATGGACATAGAAAGAACGTTCCATGTCTTGCACGTGACACAACCAAGAGAGGAGAAGACAACAGAGCCATTAGTTTCAACAGAGTTTCCGTTTGAGTCGGTTTGGATATTCCTTGAAGGGGAAAGCCCTGTACTGTTAGAAGAGGGTGGGTACCAAGAGTTCCCGTTTGCGGTTGTGCGAGCATCGAAGGCGTCAGGCGAAGTGTATGGGCGGGGGACAGGGTTTGACAATATCGATGATGCCAAAACCTTAAATGCAATGGTTAAAACATTGTTGAGGGCAGGAGCAAGGAGCGCAGAGCCACCAGTTCAGATTCCTGATGAAGGATTTATTGAAGGGGTTGACCTGTCTCCAAACGGACAGAACTATTACGACTCCACCAGTCAGAACAGGATTGAGCCGATTATGACCGGTGTTAATGTTCCTATCACGCGAGAGCTTGTTAATGACCTAAAAGACGACGTTAGAGAGGGTTTTTATCTTACCCAGTTACAGCTAATAGATGCCCGGGAAATGACGGCAGAAGAGGTAAGAACGCGCACAGCAGAGAATATGAGAGTGATTTCTCCTTTGTTTGGCAGATTAACATCAGAGGGGTTGGCTGTAATAATGTTCAGGTGTTTTAATATTGCAAACAGAGCAGGGAAATTACCACCTATCCCACAGGGGCTGGAAGGTAAAGAACTAAGAGTCAGGTATAAATCACCTATTGCAAGAGCACAACAGCTGCATGAAGCGCAGGCAATAACTCAAACCGTTGGGACAGCTATGGGCTGGGCGGAAACGTTCCCGTCTGTTCTTGATAATATTGACCCTGATGCTGCTATTAAAGAGATTGGCGAGCTTGATGGGGCAACAAACAAAATATTCAGGTCAGATGAGAGTATTAAGGGAATCCGACAACAGAGAGCAGAACAGCAACGAATACAGCAACAGATGCAAGCGCAGAACATAGGGGCTGATACTCTCCAAAAGGCTGGGAATGCGGTTAAAAACATGAAAGGCGAACAATGAAAGATTCACAACTTAAAATGGATTATCAAATAACCTTCAACACAGAAGCAGGTAAAAGAGTGTTGCAGGATATCAGAAAGCATTCAAGCTATGACAACCCTATCCATCCGAGGGATAAGGATAAAAGGATAGATGTCAACGCATTATTGATGGAAGAAGGCACAAGGAATTTATTTATATTTATTTTAAAAAGACTAAAGGGATAATCGAGAGACCCCGAAAGGAACAACATGGAACAGCAAGAACAAGAAATGCAGAGTCAGGAAACCCAAGAGCAGGAGACACAGGAGCAAGCGCCATCATCTTGGAGAGACGAGATAGATGAGGCGATAGCAACCTCTCCAGCGTTTGAGAAGTTTAACGGTAAGACTGTCAATGATTTGGCGACTTCTTATTACCATCTTGAAAAAAAATTAGGTGGCAACCCAATAGTAGTGCCGAATGAGGACAGTCCACCAGAGCAATGGGAAGAATACTATACTCAGCTTGGCAGACCAAAAGACATTGATGGTTATGAGCTTGAACCAGTGGAAAAACCAGAAGGGTTTAATGATAGTGCTGAATATGAGAAAGCGTTAAAAGAAGCTGCTTATAAAACTGGAGCGAACAATAAACAGGCTAATGAGATATGGAAATCTTTACAGATAACAGCAGCGAAAGATTACGAGCAAGCCATGGCAGCTAATGAGGAGAGAATAAAGGCTAATTTCCAGGCATTAGAGAAAGAATGGGGCGCAGCCTTCAAAGATAAAGTTGAATTGGCAAATAGAGCAGTCGAAGCAGCAGGAGGGCAAGAGCTTGTTGATTGGATGAAACAGACAGGGGCAGACAAACAGACAGCATTAATTAAAGCGTTTGCAAAATTCGGGGAGAAGTTGAAAGAGGATTCTCTGCCTGCATCAGCTCCAGTCGCGTCATTAACACCAAGAGAGGCAATTAGTAAGATTAATAAAATCAGACACAACCAAGACCATGCTTATAATAACCCAAAACATCCGGGGCATACAGTAGCGGTTAAGGAAGTAGCGGACTTGTACGAGTTTGCGTATCCCGGTGAAGCAGATGGTAGAACCGGAAGTAATGACGAATATGAATTTGGTGTGCGATGAATACACATAGCATAAAATTAGAATGTTTAAGGCTTGTAATGGAGCATGGTTCGAGGAAAGACCTTGAGAACCCTGTCCCTCAAGCTAAAATATTATATGATTTTGTTGCCGGTGACAAGGAGAAATCCCCATCAGTCAACAAAGGGGGCAGACCTCGTAAGAAGTAAGCCCAAAGGGTTGAGAAATCCTTAAAGAGCCTGAACGGTCAGACAACTCTGAATCTATAAACAATAACAATAAGAGGAATTTGACTAATGAGTCAGCAAATCACAACCGCAATGGTTGAACAGTACAAAGGAAACGTTCAGCTCCTTTCTCAGCAGAGGGGTTCTCGGTTTGCGTCAGCAGTAAGAACGGAAACAATCGAAGGTAAGAACGGTTTTTTCGAGCAGATCGGCGCAACAACTGCAATAAAACGAACAACAAGACATGGTGACACCCCACAGGTGGACACTCCACACGCAAGACGTAGAGTAACTCCAGTTGATTATGACTGGGCAGACCTTATTGATAGTCTTGATGATACCAAACTATTGATTTCCCCGGCGAGCGCGTATGCAATCAATGCAGGGTATGCGTTTGGTAAAGCAAAAGACGATGCAATTATAGAGGCGGCTCTCGGCACAGCCTATACAGGTGTTGCCGGTGGTACTTCCACAAGTTTCGATTCTAATAACACAATTGCTCATGGCTCTGCCGGGATGACTGTTGCTAAAATTATCGAAGCCAAACAGATTCTTGACGCCGGTGAAGTTGATCCTTCTATCCCAAGGTACATTGCAATTAACGCTAAAGCAATGTCAGACTTATTGAACCTTGAGAAACTGACAAGTGCGGACTATAACACAGTTAGAGCGCTTGTA